CTTTAATACCGATTTTTTTATCAAGCTCAATCTCAAATTCTCTATTGGTATCTTGCATCATGCAGAAACCAATCGCATCACTTTTGATGGTAACGAGATTGATAGTAATATCTAAAGTCCTAAATCTAGGAAGTAACTTCTTAATCATGTGTGCGGCAACTTTATGACAGATTTCCCTCTGCACTTTGTTACCACCATTTACCTCAATGAAGTTCATTATATTTTCCACCTCATTTCAATACCCTCTTGCCAGAAGACTCTCGCACCATCCCAAGTGTCAAAACCCTCTTCGTCAGCAAAATCCATAGAGCTGGTGAACATTACATCACCAAAGATTTTGTGAGTGTCCAAGATGTGAGCAAGCATCTTAGGAGTCTTTGCAAAACCAATAAGGTTTCCAGCACCTTTGAAAACTTGAATACCACCATTATGGGCATCAATAAAAACTGTTTCGTTCTTTGTCATGATTTCTCTCTTTCTCTCTGATTACATATATAGCTTACCATGCTATAACAGCGTTGTCAACCCCTTTATAAAGCATTGATTTTGTTGATGTTTTTTAGGGGTTTTTAGGGGAAATAAAAATGGGGTGGCCGAATCACCACCCCATTTTCTCACGATTCGCAAGACTACGTTAATTCTCCATTTCGGTTCATAACATATATCCCACGAATCATAAACGCAATGCTGATTGTAGATAAGAGGGCGAGAGTTGAGAGAGAGGAATTTGGCCCGTCTGCTCCACTTGCCAACATTGCGAAAAACATACCAATGCAAAAACTAATCATAATATCTCCGAATCACCTTCATTTCACTAGTATGTTATACCACTTTTAAGATGCAGAGTCAAGTCTCACATAGTCAGAATTCCAACCAAAAGCTGTTTTTACAACTTCGTGAGAAAGACCTTTATATTTCTGATGTAGGATTTTATCCTTTGCATAGACCAAAACCTCTGCTTCATCTCTATGTAATCCCTCTAACATTTGGATATACATATTCTCTTTTTGAGCTCGAGGTGTCTGATTATCTGCACCCTCAATAAAGTGCCAAAGTCTTTTCGACTCTTGTGCCAACAAGGTATGTTCTGTTCCGTCTGGTGCATCATTTGGCTTGTAAGGAACTGCACCCTCTGGCATTGCCCATTTAATTTTTGGGTCAAATGACGATTTAATAATCATCCTTAGTGCTTCAGTATCGTTCTCTTGCAGAACTTTGATTTTCTGAGCTTTCGTTTTCGCTTTATGCACTCTATCAAGTACTTCTGATAAAAGTGGTGTATAAGTTTTAATTGCCATTAGAAATCTCCAATATTTTCCATTAAGGACTTTAGTTTGTTTTTAATAAAATAGTTTAGTAAATGTTTTCGACTACCCTCTGGGGTATCAAGATAAGTATTAATACATTTCTGTTTAATATCATCTGGAATATAATTGAAATCAATTAGAGTTCTATTTCGCTGATAGTTCCTTAACATATCTTCATTACAGAAATCTTCTGGCTCCAACTCAATCCAAGTTTCAAGTTTTCTTTTTGAAATTGGTCTTTGTCTTAATTCATCTACAAAAGTATTATCTGGCGACAAGAAGTTTGGAACACCATCACTCCTATCACCTTTTAATACGTGCTCTTTAATATATGTATGTGGACATACACCATTAATAAATTGTTTTTTGATGGGGCTATACTGTGATACAAAATTGTGTTTTTGAAGTTGAATAAAATCTTTATCACTTGATAGTATCAGTACTTTCTCATAGTTAGACGGCTTAGCGGCGACATGAGCAACGATAGCGGCGATTATATCGTCTGCTTCTGCATTGTCTACTTCTAAAACTTTGTATGGAAAAAATTCTTGTAATTCATCACGAATCATATGCAAGGTATCAAAAATCTGATTCCAATCTAATTTGGATACCTTTCTATCTTTTCTTCTTGAGTGTTTGTAGTTTGGAAAGTAATCTCTACGCCAGTTTACTTTGTTATCGTAACATAAAACCAACTCACCAAATTCGCCTTCGAATCTAGTTCGATAACTTCTCAGTGAGTTCAAAACCATGTGTCTTACAAAGTCTGGTTCGACATTTTTATTTCCACCTAGCTGCACCATCAAATTAGATAGTGTAACTTGATTCATATCAACTAGTATCATCTTCCTTATCACTTACCATGTTTTCTAATAAAGTTAAGTTCACCTTAGTAGTAATAGTGTTTTTTTCTTCTTCTGCAACCGTTTTAACAACAGTATCCATAAATGGTTGCATGGGATGTTTGAAACCTATATCTCTATATAATATTCCTCTGACAACTTCATTCAGAAAACTAACATCACCAATAAATCTTTCGTTCTTTATGTCAATACCATTTTCACCAATATTATGAATCAATCCAATCATCAAACCCTCTGCAAGATTATCTGCAAAGTCCAAATCCTCTT